CGGGTATTGTGGACACCAGTCTGCCAATCACGACAAGTGGTCCGTCGCACCAACCCGACCCCTATTACGTGCCTTACCTGCTTGACGGCGACCCGTTCTATCTCTCCCAGATGTATCTCTGGAACGCATGGAACTCGGGGAATGTCGAGTCGGCCATACGAAGCATCCCGACCCCGGACTATGGTTCGCTGTTCTTCTCCTACACGGCGGGCGAGCGGACGATCGCTTGGGGCGTCTCGCACCGGTCCGAAGTGGCTTTCATCGCGCCGGACGTGGACGCGGAGAAGACCTATTTCACCTATCAGATGAACGACGCGATCGCGTATTTCGAGGGCAGCCTCGGGATTACGGGCGATGCCAACTACAACACGACGCCGCCCTACCTCGCGGGCAGAACCACCGGCGACATTCAGGTTGGCGGCGGCGGCCCGAACGATGGCGTCCCGCCGCCACTCGGGAATTGGAGCAACAACGGATGTAATCCAACAGACGGGACGAGTTGCGGCGTAGGCTTCGCGTTCTCAGGGCTGGGCTGGGTGCCAGGCACCGTAGGTTCCTTCGACAGCCAGTTCATGCTATACTATCTGGACCACAGCCTCGGCCGATCCGCCGATCTTGGGTTCCAGATCGAACCTGTGACCACACATTCCGGCGCGTGGCTGATCGGGCTCATCAACACCTCTGGCTTCCCCTGGGAGATCCAAGAGGAGTGGGTGCCGGATGAGCCGGCGATGCCGCCGACCGCCGGGCAGCTTGCGAGTTGGCCCGCGATCGCCGCTTTGTTCCAGCCGGGCTTCCTGGCCGCTGGTGGCACACAGCAGGCGAACTTCAATGGATCGCTCGGCAACCCGGAGAGTTATGCTGCCTATGCCAGTGCCGCGGCTTCCGAGCTGACCGGGTTGACCGGCGGTCCGGCTGCCTGGACCTGGGCGCAGTCCACGATCCAGCAAGTGATCCCGTGGGGGAGTGTGGCCGGCGCCGCGGGCACGACCAACTGGCTCGGCGATCCGACCTGGGACATGGTGCCATGTTCTCCTTGTCAAACCCTGCCGCCGATCAGCACCTCGATCCCGGCATCAACGGACCCTCTCTGATGGCAAAACGGAAGTGGATCGCCGGGGCAATCAAACACCCCGGCGTCGAGAAGGCGGCGGCTAAGAAAGCCGGCGAGAGCACGCAGGAATATATGCAGGCTCACAAAAACGACAGCGGGACGGCGGGCAAACGCGCCCGCCTCGGCCTCACACTCAGCAAGATGAGGAAGAAATGAAGCCACTGGTTTTCGATCTGATTGACGAAGGCAAGTGCCCGATCCTGTTCTACCTCAACGATAGGATCGCGGCGCTCACTGACAAGCCGTTCGTCTACTTCCTGAGCGCCTCTCATTGGGGGACGCTCGTCAAGGAGATCGCGGCGGGCTCCGGCAAGAACATCGGGAACCACGATCTCAAGATCCGGCACCTGACCGTGACCAACTCCGGCACCGATGATCGGGCCGTAGTGAACGAGGCCAACCGTCAGTCGGCCATGCAGAACGATTTCCAAGCTAAGAAGGATGCACTTCGTGTCGGTTGATTACAACGAAATCGCGAACCAGATCAACAGGGCCAATCTCGGCGGCAAGCCGTTGCTCACTGGCGCCATGGTGCAGACGGCTACCACAAGCGCGGGGCTCGTTGACAACTCCATGGACACGGCACAGCTCGCCACGGCACGCGCCGAGAACGCGGATCTCAAGAACATGCTCGACCGGGTACAGCGGGCGCTCGCGGCGGCCAATGCCAAGCTCGACGCCATCCAGAAGGATGCATCGTGAGCTGGATGCTGTCGGACGCTGGCGCCGCCTTCATCATGGCGAAGGAGGGCACCAAGCTCGTCGCCTATCAGGATGGAGCTGGCGTATGGACGATCGGCTGTGGCCACACCGCTGACGTGATGCCTGGCGATCGGATCACGCAAGTTCAGGCTCTGCTGATCTTCAAAGCCGACTGCGCTCAACGCGCTCGGTTCGTGGCCGGCTGCGTGTCCAGGCAACTTCTCACCAACCAGAACGGTTTCGATGCTATGGTGTCCCTGACCTACAACATCGGCGAGACTGCGTTCCGTACCTCTTCGGTCCTGCGCTACCACCTGGCTGGCGCCTGGGAGGCGGCGGCGGGCTCGTTCCTGCTTTGGGATAAGCAGCACGTCGATGGCGTCCTCGTCGAGAGTAGAGGGCTGCTCGTTCGGCGCGAGGATGAGAGCCGGCTCTACCTGACACCCGTGGTCACAAAATCCGCTTGACGCGTGGTCACGCTGTGCTATTCTGATATCTGAGACCGGGCGCAGAGGGCGCCACCCCACCGCCGAGACGCCCAGGATATCATACGGGCCGTGCGGAAGTAACGCAGTGCGTGAATAGGTACTATGGGCCGCGCGCCCGGTCTCCACAGTCTCGGGCAACCCCATAGGGTCCGAGAGGCCACAGGCTCCGCGAGGGAAAGCCAGAACGATCGAATTGGCTCTACCCCGAGGATACCATGGCCGCCAACACTGGCAACAATCCCTACGAAGTCGAAATGCCGACCGCGCAGTACACCACTGCGTTAGAGTTGCTCCTGCAACAGAAGATTTCCAAGCTCCGCGATCGGTTCATGACCGGCGGCGGACACATCGGCAAAGCCGCGTCGCCGGTCAACCAGATCGGCACCGTCGAGTTCCGCGCGCCGCAGGCCCGCTACTCGCCCATCGAATTCCAGTTCCCCAATTACACGCGCCGGTGGGTCACTCCCAACGATCGCGATGTCGGTATCCCCGTCGATAAGTTTGACGAGCTGAAAACCATCGTCAACCCGACTTCGGGCATCACGATGGCCGTCGTGGCTGCCGCCAACCGTTTCTTCGACGATCTGTTGATCGGCTCCGCGTTCGCCTCGGCGAGCACCGGCGTTGATGCCTCCAGCCTACAGACCGAGACCTGGCCCGCCACCACGTTCCTTGTCGCCGACACGTTCGGCAACGGCTCGTCGGTCGGCCTCACCTACGACAAGGTGATCGAGGGTCGGCGCATCCTGCGCCACTGGCAGAACGACCTCGAAGCCGAGGAAGTTGTGCTGGTCATCGGGTCTCAGCAGGAGAGTGATCTGCTCCGGCAGGCCGAGCTGCTCGACAAGCAGTTCAACGGTGCCCCGCTCGTCGAGAGCGGCACCGTCACCCGTGTCGCCGGCTGCAATGTGGTTGTGACCGAGCGGCTGAACACCAGCTCCAGCAACACACTGCGCAACTGCATCATGGGCGTCAAGAGCTTCCTCTACCTGGGGCTCTGGAAGGACATGAACAGCAACGTCAGCCAGCGCATGGATCTGACCTCGCATCCGTGGCAGCTCTACAGCATGCTCTCGGCGGGCGCGACCCGCATGCAGCTCGGCAAGGGCGTGCAGATCAACTGTGCCGATACGACCGGCTACGATCCGACTGCGGCATAAGGACAACACACAATGGCTCAGGCCACTTCATTCGCCAAGTCGGTCCAGCTCACCGTTCTGGACCAGAACGTCTTCACCGCGACCAACCGGCTCACTTCGGGCCGGGGCGGTCTCGGGCGCCAGGTTCGGCAGAGCGCGACGGTCATCACGGGCACCACCGACGCATCCACGCTGTTCTACCGCATGGTGCGCGTGCCGACCATCGCGTTCATCACCAAGGTCGCGATCTCACTGGAGCCTGGCACGGCGACAACCACGCTGCCGACCATGACCACGTTCTCGATCAACGTCGGCATGTGGGCTTCGGACGCGCCCTCGCCCGGCGATGGCACCTCGGCATGGATGCTGGACTACACCACGCTGGCGATCAGCGACAGTTTCTTCGCTCTGGCCTACGCCGCTTCGGCGCTGACCGCGGCCACGCCCACCGATATCACCTTCCAGAACTTCGCCGGTGGCGGCGTGACCGATGGTTTCTATGTGCCCTCGGCCAGCTTCTATCCGCTCTGGGATGCGGTGCAGAACGGCGGCGCCCTACGGACTTCCGTGGCTGGCTACGTCGAACAGACGCAGGGTAAGGGCTACTCCAGCTCGACCTCCGCGCCCTGGACGAGCCCGGCCAACGGCGGCACCGTCCTACCGGCTGCCGGCGACCCCGGCGGCTTCGTGGATATCGGCTACCGGAACAGCTCGACTATGAGCGTGGCCGCGGCATTGTCCGTGACCATGTACGTCGATTACATCCTCGGCTAAGCCGTGAGCACCACCAACCACTACATCGGGGTTGTCGATCCATCGAACTCGGCGTTCGTCAACGTGGCCTCAACGTCCACGGCGAACGTGACTGATGGGACCAGCTCCAACGCTTCGGCCCTCGTGGAAGTGCGCTGGGTATCGAACACCACCATCACGTCGGGTGTGAACCGCAAGCAGTTCAAGCAGGCGCTTGACCTTATCTACCGGCACGTCGTCAAGGGCGGCTTCAACAATCAAGGGACCGGCGACCTAAACGTCCCGGTCTAGGAGAATATCATGGCAGGCGGCTATCCGGCGGGCACTCCCGTCCTCAATATGGTGACGGTGGCTCAGAACCCCGCCACAGTCCAGGGCTCCGATGGTGCTCCACAGAACCTCACCGGCGGCCATCAGGGCGAGTTGTTCACTCGCCAGCTCGGTGGCAAGCGGTACACCGCGGCTGCGCGCGGCAACCTCTACATCGCGTCGCAGACCGCGACGCTGAACGTCTACACCTCCACGGCCGCGACCGTCGTGCTCTGGAACCCTCCGCAGTCCGGTCGCTTCGCCGAGCTGCATCAGGTGGGCTTGACCCAAATCCTCGCCACCGATGTCGTCGATGGCATCGTGCTCGGGTACAGCACCGTCGCTCCTTCGGCCAACACTCCCGTCACGCCGGCCCGTATGCCGCTTGGCGGTCAGTCTTTGTCGAACGCGGCCATCGCCACCTCGGCCGCGACCGTCACCGCCCCGTCGCTCTTGCGCGGGCTGGGCGTCTCGTCGCTCGTGACCACGGGCCTCGCGAGCATCGTCGGCCAGATCGTCGATCTCGATGGCACGGTGGTCCTCGGTCCCGGCTCCCTGATCGTGGTTGGCACCTCGACCACCGTCGAAGGCGGCGCCAACTTCGTCGTTGACCTGGTTTGGTCGGAGTGGCTGCCGTAAGGCAGTCCACGGCCAACGATGGCCGAGTACACCACTGAGTACGACATAGCGAACCGGGCGCTGGTGCATTGCGGGATCAGCCCCAACATCGGGACCAGCTTCGTCGGCAGCAAGAATGCTGTTGTCATGGGGTTCCTGTACGACAAGATCCGGGTGGCTGCGCTCCGCGAGCATATCTGGAAATTCGCTGTCGTCTTTGAAAACCTCACGCTTAACGGCACCGCCTTCTACCAAGGAGACGTGACCCGGAACATCTTCGGATATCCGACCGGCTATATCCGGCCGGCGAACCAAGACCCGCGCACCCAGGGCAGCCTCTACCAGCGCACCTCGGGTGGCATCCAGTATTCCGATTTTGATTTCGTCCAGGCGGGTATCATCACCGAGGCCAGCTCGGTCGGCTTCTGGTATGTCCAGGACACGTCCACGGTCACGATCTTCGATCCGATGTTCTGTGAGGCGGTGGCCGCCCAGCTCGCCATGGCCGCGGTGCCGGTGCTCACTCAAAGTCCTCAGAAGCTCCAGCAGATCGAGCCCATCTACCAGGGCATCCTTCAGCGCGCGATCGCGGTCGATGCGATCGAGGTGGGCAACATGGAGCCGGTCGGCGACAAGCTGCGCACCGAGCGCGTGAATATCAGCCTGATGCCGGCCCAGCCTCCGCAGGGGGCGCAGCGCCGTGGCTAAGTACAGCCTGCCTCTCGACATCATGAACCGCTCGGCGCAGCACCTCAAGAAGCCGCGCTTCGCAAGCCCAACCTCCAACTCGCAGGTCGCGAACGAGCTGAACTACGCCTATGACAAGGTGCGTCAGTATGAGCTTCAGAGGAACCTTTGGGTCTTTGCGACGCGAGAAGCCGTCGTGCGCCCGGTGCGCAACGACACCATGCTGCTCGCGCCCGCGCTATGGTCGGGGACGCCCGCCTATGGCGTAGGCCAGATCGTCGCATATCCCGCTGGCTCCTATTGGATTGCGAACGTCCCGAACACCAACGTCATCCCCGGCAACGCTACCCAGGACGCCAACGGCCACCTGGTGTGGGACAGCTACTTCGGCCCGATGACGGCCGAGCGGTTCCGCACCAGCGACGAGGCCAACGACAGCCTTGGTGGCTGGCAATCGCCGATCTACCCCAACGCCAACACCGGCAGCCGGACACAGACCCAGGGCTACAACGCTGGTGAGCTGGTCTACTTGCCGAAAGGCGATGGCACCGCTGTCGTCTACCAGGCGCTTGTAGACACGGGCGAGCCACCCTGGTTCGCGGCGCCGTGGTCGAGCACCCGCTTCTACAAGGCTGGTGACATCGCCGGCTGGCCGGGCGAAGACAGCGCCCTGTTCGAGCCTGGGAACAGTGACCTCGATGGCCCTGACGTGCTTGGCACGACCGCCTACCTCTCGCTCTCAAACCTCAACGTCGGCAATGACCCGACGCTCACCAACGTCGGCGTGGAACATCCTGACGCAGTATGAGCCGACCGCTTATGTGCTCGGCTCGGACAACCAGGTCTATGTGTGCGTCCAGGCATCGCTCGGAGACGCTAACCTCAACCCCTCGGCGACCGGCTACAACCCGGTGACGGACTACGGATACATCTATTGGCAGCCGCAGCACATGTACGGTAGCATGTGGACTTCCGTAATCCCCACAGGGGTCAGTATATCGAACAAGTGGCAGATCATCCAGGCGACCCTGGTGCCAATCACGATCGCGTGGCCGCTCAGTACCGGGCCGGCCGAGGACCAAACCTCGCTGAACGTCTTCAAGCTCCCGGCCAACTGGCTGCGCCTGGCACCCGACAACCCGAAGACCGGGATCACGCCCTGGCTCGGCGGCCCAACCTTCGTCGGTCAGAAGGATTGGGTCTTCTACGCGAACGAGTGGATCGTGTCCTCTGACATCACGGCGCTCCGGCTGCGCTTCATTGCTGACTTCCAGGACGTGTCCCGGATGGACGCCATGTTCGCCGAGGCGTTCGCTCTCACGCTTGCGGAGGAATGCGCTGGGGCGTGCGATGCCGATGATGAGCTAGGCGCGATCGCGGCCAAGTACCGGGTCATCGTGGGCGATGCGCGCAGCGTCAACGCGATCGAGGTTGGCCCTGTGACGCCAGCCGATGACCAATATATCTCGGTGCGCTACTGATGGACACCTGGATTTCCCGGCAGCTCCAGCGAGCGGTTGACGACGAGAACCAGAAGCAGGATGCTCTCGCCGAGCTGAACGCGCAGATCATCGCGAACACGGAAGGCGTCAGCGAACAGCAGAACGCCGAGGCCGCTTTCTTCAACACCCAATTCTAGGACACGACATGGCCCTTCAGTTCTCTACTACTCTCCGCAACGACATGATGAGCACGAACAGTGCCATCACCGAAGTCTGGAACACGGTGCTCGGCGCGACCTCGACCTGTATCGTGCTCACGGGCTCCCCGCCTGCGACGTGCGCCACGGCCTCGACCGGCACCCTGCTCGCGACCTTCACGCTCAACGCCTCACCGTTTGGTGTGGCGTCGAGCGGTGCAATGATCCTTGGCGGCCTGACCCTCTCGGCCACGGCCAGCGGTGGCTCTGCGTCCACACCGGGCTACTTCAGGATGCTGGATAACTCGGGCAATTGCCATGTGCAGGGAACGTGCGGGATCAGCTCCGGTGATCTCTCGTTCAACGGCACCATCACGTCGGCGCAGACCGTCCAGATCTCAGGGTTTACCGTTACCGCCCCTGGCGCGTAATGACTGTTGTCTTCCTCACCAAGGCGAGTAGTTCGCCTTGGACGGTTCCGGCTTACACCGGGACCATTCAGTTTGAGTGTATTGGTTCCGGCGGCAACGGCGGTTCCGATGTCGCCCTGGGGGGGTACAGTGGTGGTGGTGGCGGCGGCTATTCCGAAGGCACCGCTAGCCCGACTATAGGGGCAACGCTCGCCTTCAATGTCGACCCTGGCGGCAACCAGGGTTCCACCTGGATCGGCGGCTCGTCGCTCGCTACCTCGACGGTCGGTGCAGCGAGCGGCACGGTCGGAACTCAGTCCGCTGGTGGCGTGGGCGGCCCGGCAGCCTCCGGTGTTGGCAGCACAAAATACTCAGGCGGCGCAGGCGGGCTCGCTACCGGCGGTAATTTCGCCGGCGGCGGCGGCGGCGGTGCGGCTGGGCCGGGCGGCAACGGTCTCGCGGGCGCCACAGCCTCGGGTTCGGACGGTGGGGGCGGTGGCGGCGGCGGCGCGGCGGGCGGCAGCGCTACGGCGGGTTCGGTTGGCTCTGGCGGTGTTGGCGGCAACGGCGGAACCGCGCAAGACGGCACCGCCGGTGGCGTAGGGGCTACAGCATCGGTTGCGGCTTCTGCTGGTAGTCATGGGTCCGGCGGCGGCGGCGGTGGCGGCAACATCCCGACCACGCAACCGGGGGCGGCTGGCGGCAATGGCGTCGAATACACTACTGCGGGCGCTGGAGGTGGAGGCGGCGCGGCGGGGAACGAGGCAGAAAGCTCCTTTACAGTATACCCCGGCGGCAATGGCGGCCAGTATGGCGGTGGCGGCGGCGGTGTACTCACCGGCAGTGTCTCAACCGCCGCCGGGGGCACCGGCGGCGACGGCCTCATCATCATCACCTACACGCCCTCCGGCGGTGCCGCGGTAGGCACACTTGCTTCCACCTTCGGCGACTTCACTCTTGCCGGCACCGGGCTCGTAGTTCCGGTCGGCGCTCTTGCTTCCACCTTCGGCGACTTCACGCTCGCCGGCACCGGGCTCGTAGTTCCGGTTGGTGCTCTTGCAGCGACGTGGGCAGATTTTACCCTTTCCGGCACCGGGCTCGTAGTTCCGGTTGGTGCCCTGGCCACCACGTTCGGCGACTTCACACTGGTCGGCACGGCCACGGTCAGTGGCGGCGCTGTGGCCGGTACGCTCGCTGTGACCTTCGGCGATTTCACCCTCGCCGGCACCGGCCTGGTCATTCCCGCTGGCGCTCTCGCGGCCACCTTCGGTGACTTCACCCTTGCCGGCACAGGCTTCGTCGGCACCGTGGCCACGGGTGCGCTCGCTGTCACGTTCGGCAACTTCACGCTGGCGGGTCGAGCGAATGTGTTCACGCCGGTAACGAACAACCTCACCGGGGTCAACTACGCCAGCCTCTACCCGCGCGCCGACCTGGCGCTCGCGCTGACGACGCCGGGCCAGAGGCAGCTCTATGCCCAGCTCATCCAGTTTCGCGGTAGCCGGCTGATCGTGAACACGCCCCCGAACATTTCGGAAGCGACACGGCAGCGAATGTCGTATATACTAGGCGGGTATCGCTACCCCAGAAAAGGCTGACATGGCTCGCGGTTCGTGGACACAGAGCAACTTCACCGGCGGCCAGTTCTCACCAGCCGCAGCCGGTCGCATCGATCTCCCGCTCTACCGGAGCGCGCTGGCGGCCTGCACGAACATGTACCCCATAGAGGAGGGCGCGGTAACGCGGCGGCCTGGGACCATGTTCGTGCAGCCGTCCTACCTGGGCCTCGATGGCGCGATCTACCCTACCTCTATTCGCAGCAGAACTCCTACATCTTGGAGTTCACGGCTGACAGCAGCCAGAATACATGGTGCCGGGCTTATGCGAACGGCCACCTAATCACGGACGGCGTTCGCCACCAAGTGACCGCCATCTCCACCAGCACCCCAGCCGTTATCACGACCGGCGATGCGACGAACTGGAACACCGGCGATCAGATCATGATGACGGTGGACTACTCGACGCTCACCGCGGCCCAGGTCACGACCTTCTCTCAGCTCGCCAACCGGCAGCTCACCGTCACCAAGATCGATACCACGCACTTCTCGCTGACCGATGGCGTCCAGACCGGCCACAACATTGTCGGCGCCTTCAATGTCGGATCGCTCCCGTTCATCGCCGCTGATCGCGTGACCCGCGTAGCTGCTCCTTACACGGGCGATAATCAGATCGTCAACGATATGCGCCCGACGCTGGCCGAACAAAACCTGATCTTCGTCAACGCGATGGCGGGCATCACGCCGCAACCACCGATCGTGGTCACGCCGGTCACTGGTCCCACGGCCACCAACGACCTGGTATATGCCATGACGTTCCTCCAGTTCGTCGATGGCCCCTACTACGGCCCCAACGTGGTTGACCTTCCGGCGACGGCTACAGGGACCACGGGCACGATCACCTTCACCATGAACACCGTGACCCAGATCAACGGTGGCGCCGGCTTCTTGTCAACGGACATCGGGCGCACAATCCAGATCGTGCAGACGCTTCCCTTTTGGGCGATCGGCACCACGTACACCGCGGGACAAGCCGTCGCATGGCCCCCGGATCAGACAGCGACCGGATACACCGCGCTGCCGACCAGCGTGGCCAACCTGGGCTTCGAGCCCGACGCCAACCCGACTTATTGGGCGCCGCTGGCCAACGCGGTGGACTACAACTATGGCACCATTGCCTCGATCAACAGCTCGACCAGCGTGCAACTGACGCTGCCGAACGGGCTCCCCGGCACCTCGACATCGAACCCGATCATCCAGATTTCAATGGGCGTCTTTACCTCTACGGCTCAGACGTGGCCACTCGCCGCGGTGTTCTTCGAGGGCCGGCTGATCTTCTCTTTCAACCAGACGATCTACGGGTCGATCACGGGTGGTTACCTCAATGACGAGGTGGTCATGTCACCGAATGATACCTTCGGCAACGTGCTCGACAGCTCCGGCTTCAACTTCACTCTGGTTGGCCCCAACGTCAATCAGATTAACTGGATGCACCCGGACGCAGCCTCGATC